ATATTAAATACAACTCTTTTCGGTGTAAATTCTTTTTCTGTAATTACTTTCTCACCAAATTCTTCTGGCAATAAGTAACCATTTAGAGTTACGCTAAAGTTTGTTTTTATAATTCTTTCTTGATTTACATTTATTTCACTCGCATCAGTATAGTTATCTATTTGTGTTCTAAATTTATATTTACCATCTTCTCCCCAATAAGAACCTTCTGAATAAATTATCTGTTCTACTATTTTATTCATCTGTTCTACATAAGATGTCCAAATAACAAAATCATAACTTAATTGAACATAATCAGGGACAGCGACTTTATATAATTCTCTTGACTGATTTAAACCTTGTTGTACAGAAAACTTATCATATCTATTTTGTGTAGTATATTTTTTTTGAAAACTATAGAATAATTGTGGATCTTTTGGATTCATTTTATCAGCTGCTAAACCACTATCTTTTTCTATAGAAGTTCTTTTGAATACAATCAATGGTATTATTAACTGTTGCTTGTTATCGTAAAGAAATCCTCTCTTTTGAGCTTGCGCCCAACGTTCAGGACTTCCATACAAAGTAGGAACTTTTACCATTGTTCCATTTTCTTTTACCTTTGGTTTTATAATATTATCAAAATAGAACTGAATTGCAGAATCTATATCCATCAATCCTATTGATATGTTCTTTGTTGTATCTGTATTTCTAGATCTTTCTAATCCACGATTTATAACAGGTGTTCTTCTAGACCTAGGTAATGGTTTTGAACGAGCCATTAAATACTCCTAACTTCTTCTATTTGTATTGAACTTTTTCTCACTAAAAATGTATTAGCAACAACCGAATAATTTTGATCAAACATACCACCGACTAACTGATTCTCATTTACAGAACCAACTTCAAAGTAGGCGTAATTCCAACTGATTAAATCTCCTATTTCTAATACCATTTCAGAATCAATAAATGATTGTCTTAAAAATGAAAATGTTGCAGTCTGATTATTACTTACACCAAATTCATCTTCATTAAAATCAAAATCTTCAGCAGCTACTAAACAAGCCATCTCAACTCCATTGAGGTAAGACTTTCCACCACCTTGACTTTCACCATATAAATTTAATCTTGACTCTTGTAGAAAAGGTTTGTATATTACTACCGTCTGATTGATAATTCCATCTTTATTATTCTTCTTATCACCTACTAATTCTTTAGTGACTCTAGTAATTAAATCTATATCTTTTTGTGGTAAAAAACGACCGGCCATTTTCTTATCCTATAAATATTGGTGTTGGAACTTTTCCTAATTTTTCTTGCAATCTCGTAGCTTCTTCACTATCAGCTTCCAACAGAGCTTTTCTACTCGTCTGTTCTAACATCTCTCTAAGCTGAGTCATAAGAAACTCTTTTTCTGCAACAGCCTCATTTCTCAATGTATCTCCATCCAATGTTGTTTCTGCATTTGGTATTGGAAGTGAAGCATATTTACTTCTTATACTTCCTAATAATTCTTTACAGAGAGCTAAAGCATATTTCTTTATCCATTGTTTTCCTACATCATTGATAAACTTAAATTGCATATTATCATATGGAGCATTTGAGAAATCAGAAACCACACCAGCAGATTTTCCTTGTAAAGTATTGTTTCTATCATCCTTTACTAAATACTTAAAGTGTAATTTATAGTTGCTTGTAGGATTGGGAAATATACTTAACTTATTATTTACTAACTCAAAAGAGTATGCAGATTTCCTAATCTGATCATTAAATTCTATTGCTTGTACTTTCAATATATCAGCGTACATTGGCATCATCATAAACTGAACTGCAGGTGAGTAATTACCCCAACCAAATGAATCTAACATATTGTAAGAACCATCGCCTGTACCAGCATAGGGATCGAAGTATCTGGTAATTGCTGGTGTTCCTTCGTAAAATACTTTTCTAACTTCTATAGCATTACCACTTTCTGAAACATTAGCCCATAAAGCAGTTAAGTCATATGTTTGTGAACCACTAACTATATCTATAGAACCGCTTTTAAAATCTATTGTTCCACCCACTCCTGCTTCTGTTCCATATTGTTCAGCTAATTGAACTGTTCTACCAAATGTAGGCGTAACTTTTGTATGTGTTATATTTGAACCTGTGGATTGTCCTTGCAGTGCCAACATATTATCTTTTATGTTAAATTGGTTTATCTGCGCACTATATTCTGTAATAGATTCTTCATAACAAGCATAGAATTGTTGCTCTTGCATTTCGACAGCAACTATTGGATATCCTAATCTTTTAGCAGCCCAATCTGAAAATCTATCTACAGAATGTGTACCAGAACCTGAAAACTCTGTATCGCTATCGTAAAATCCATATGGAGTTTCACCAGCTGAAAATGAACTACTACCTGGCCAAATTGCTTCCATTATATTCTCCTAAAAAGATGTATTTATTCAATAATAAATATATAAGAAACAAAAAAAGGGGAAGTAAACACTTCCCCTTTTTAAGTAATAAGATTAATTGATATTCAATTAAACTTGATCGATGTCTGCAACAATGACTTTTCCATAGAATTCGGAACGAACCATCTTCTTAGCATAACGAGTCATTACACCTTTACGTGGAGTAAAGTTTGTAGGATCGTATACTAATGGAGTCATAATCATTGGTACATATGGAGCATATACAGCACCAGTTTCTAAGAAATTACTTCCTCTGAAACCAATAAGTATATCATTGCTTAGCATGTAAGGGTTCTTATAAACAGTATATCTGTTATTGATAGAACCAACAGCTTCAACACCCATAGCGTATGTTTTAGATGAAGCATCACCTGTGTTAGCAACATATCCACTTACAGATTCTAAGATTGTAGCAGTTTCAGGTGAAACAACAACAAAATTAGCACCACCACGTAGTGTTTTCTGATGGATAGCATTAGATACAGATTGTATCTTAATACCTAATGTCTGATACCAAGAAGACTTAGTATAAGCATTAGATGCACCACTAATAGCAGACCAAGCAGGAGCGCCTGTTCCACTTCCATCATACTCAAATCCAACTTTAGCTGACCAGTAAGCAGTCTTAGCTGAAGCATTAAGTTTCAACATATCAAGGATTTCTAAGTCGATTTCCATAGCGATGTATTCACTTAACATAGCAGTTAATTCAGCTTCCGCATCAACAGAATGATAAGCGTTAAGGTCTTGAGCAAGCTCAGGAGTCCATACAGCTTTCAACTTACGAGTTTTAGCAACGATAGCTTCACTTCTTAACTGAATGTCGATTTCTGGAATACCAGCATTAGCTTCTTCAGGATCAGCACCTACTGTATGAGATACTTCAAAATCACCACGATTAGCAGCTACAGGAGCTTCGTGATACTTGAATCTTGCAGTTGCAGCGGCAGCAGGAGTTCCTTTAGCGAAAAATGATATTTCAGTTTTTGCTGCGTTCAATACTGTGTATGCAGGAAATGTTTCTGTTACAGCAGCTCCACCGCCTCCAACACCTTCTACTTCAAATGCTTTAACACCTTCTAAATCAGGTCTTGTTGCATCTGCAAGTGCAAATGTGTATTTGATAAGTGAACCATCTGAAACTGATGCAGATAACGCAGGTTCAAACTCAACATCTTTCCATGTTGCAGAACCAGTTGCATATGCATCATCTCCAGCAGCTGCACCTAATGTAGCTGTGTCTGAGTTCTTATCGTTTATTGAATATCCAGATTTACCAGCTCCATACAAACCACCACTAGCATCACCAGAACCTGAAGTATTACCAAATAAATCAGAATTCTGAACGTGGTTAGGTTGTGCTGAACCGTATTTAAAATCTAGAAAGAAAATAAGACCAGAAGGTAGATTCATAGGCTGTACACTAACAAACTCTTGTGCTGATAATTCACCAAAGATTCTACGAACCAATGGTAAAGCAACACCAGACCATTCTTCTTTAGATCCGCCAGTTCCTGTCGCAGAAGCCTCTTTAATGAGCTGCGTAGCCTGGTTTTCTAAAAGAACAGCCATTCCTGTTTTCTTAGTGGAATTCTCTATGCCATCTAACAATCCAGTTGGCTCCCATTTGTCAACTAGTTTCCTAGTTTGCTTGAGGAGCTCCTGATGAGGGTTATGACCCGTCATCACTTGATCGAGATTATCGAAATTTGACATTATTTGTCTCCCAATTAAATTAGGTTAGCTAACTTCTTAAACCTGTCTCTTAACTCTGTACTTTCGGTTATTACCTCTTTGTTTTCAGATTTAGTAGACGCAACTGGTTTGGAAGCAGCTCCCTTAGATTCATTAATATTGTTTCTAGCAGATCCGAAAGATTCGCCAAGTGTAGAGTAAACTAACTTAACTTCTCTTAGGTTTCCTGCTCTATCGAATTGCTCAACGACTTTCATCTTCTGTTCGTTATTCAAACCATACTTTCTGAATAGTTTGTTTGTAAACAAAAGTTTAGCATTTAGCAAGTTAACTTCATTTAGCTTTCCACGAAGTGTTTCGATAACGGAACGATGTTCTTCAAGATCGGACTTAAGTTGTGAAACTTCATCCATTTCTTCTTCTGCATCTTCTTCCTCAGAAAGAGCTTTTAGTACTTCATCAAGATCGATATCTTCATCCATCTCTTCTTCTTCTTTCTCTTCCTTTAGTTTTCCCTTACCTGGATCTTCTTCGTCACTAGAACTAACATGAGCGACTTTGTTATCACCAGCACCGATTCCTGAAGATTTAGACTGTTCTTCCATATCTTCTTTCTCTTCACCTTCCTCAAGTTCCTCTTCGAGTTCTTTGATTACAGCTTCAAGATCGAGATCTTTATCTTCATCCATTTCATCTTCTTTTTCCATCTCATCCATTTCTTCTTCTTCTTCTTCGGCTACTACTGGAGCGTACTTAACACCATCGATTTCAATTATGCCTTCTTCCATGTCCTCTTCCTCTTCTTCTTCCATTTCTTCAGAATGGTCATCGGAAGGATCTTCGTCACCAGCTTTCATCATAGATCTTTCTTCCATATCATCTTCTTTTTCCATTTCATCCATCTTTTCGTCATCTTTTTCCATTTCATCCATCTTTTCATCTTCATCTTCCATTTCCATTTGGATTTTTTGAGATAGCATGTTTTGAAGTTTAGGTGTGAAAGCCTCTTGTAGAGCTAACTTTGCATTTTCTAAAGCTGTTTCACGAACTGCTTTAGCATCGGCAATCGCTTCTTTTAAGAGATCATCCATTATTATTCTCCTATTTAGGATTTAGTATAGTTATTGGGAACTATAATAGAAATATTATATTCGATTACACCGTATGTGATAGGAACGGTGTATTTAGTTTTGATATATATAAATATAAAGAATTAAAACTTTTTACCCTTTTTACGTGAATCTTCTTCTAAAAGCTTAACTTTTTTCCAATAATTACGGGCTTTTG